TATTGTGCCTAATAAGAGTCTAGTAACACAAACAGAAGAGGACTACATTAACATGGGCATGGACGTTGGTGTATTCTATGGTGATCGTAAAGAGTATGACAAAACACATACAATTTGTACATGGCAAAGTCTAAACAGTTTATTAAAGCGAACTAAAAATGCAGAAGCAGATATAGGCATAGGCGAGTTCTTAGAGGGTGTAGTGTGCGTTATGGTGGATGAGGTACATCAAGCAAAAGCAGACGCACTAAAGGCCCTGCTGACAGGTGTAATGAGCCATATACCAATACGTTGGGGACTAACAGGAACAATACCCAAAGAAGACTTTGAGTTTATGAGTCTACGTTGCAGTTTAGGCGAGGTAATTAATCGTATCAGTGCAAGTGAATTACAAGATAAGGGAGTGCTGGCTAACTGCCATGTAAATATACTACAGTTAGTCGAGCATACTGAATATTCAAATTATCAAAGCGAACAAAAGTATTTGTTGGACAATGCAGATAGAATGGATTATATTGCCGGACTAGTTAGCAACATTAAGACTAGCGGTAACACATTAGTATTGGTTGATAGAATATCAGCAGGTACACATTTAACAAGCCGTATTAAAGATGCAGTATTTGTGCAAGGTTCAACTAAATCAACTGATCGTAAAGAACACTACGACGAAATTGCAGAGTCTAGCGATAAGGTTATTGTGGCAACATATGGTGTAGCCGCAGTTGGTATCAACATACCACGTATTTTTAACTTGGTGTTAATTGAACCTGGTAAAAGTTTTGTAAGAGTAATTCAAAGTATTGGTAGAGGTGTACGTAAAGCACAGGACAAAGATTTTGTGCAGATATGGGATGTAACTTCCACTTGTAAATTTAGCAAACGTCATTTAACAAAACGTAAACAATTTTACCGAGAAGCCAATTACCCATTTGAGATAGAGAAGATTAAATGGCAATGAAAAAAGTAGCAGTATGTGGGTGTAGTTTTAGTGCGCCCAGTAATGACCCTAAACTAAAAGGAACGAGTTGGGGAGAACAACTAGCAGACATGCTAGGGTGGGATCTATTACATTATGCACGTCAAGGTGTAAGCAATGGTGGCATACGTGTAATGATAGACCAGTGTATTAAGGACGAGGTAGACTTTGCAGTTATAGCACCTACGTTTCATGACAGAATGGAAATACCTGCAACTGCCGCTCCATTTGATTGGAACAATTCAACAGATGGCTGGAACCCACTAATACAACAACACCTACAAGACATTGATATTAAAAACGGATATCAAGAAGACCTAGGCGTACACAATATTAATTACGGCAGTAACAACTATACGCTGATTAGCGAAACAATATATACACTGGCGGAAAACTTTAGTCATCCTTATCGCAGTCAGAAACTAGATAAGATGACAGCCAATGCTGTTAAACAATACATTAACTTTATGTACGACAGTAATTGGAAACTACAACAAGACAGATGGATCATACGTGATGGCATCATGCAGTTACACTACCACAAGATCCCTTTCTTATTAGTAGCATGCAATATTTGGACTAGCGACATGGTTAGAGACCACTTCCCAGATGTTATACCTGACCACTGTCTAACATTAGACTATGAGGACACTCCTGCCTACGCAACCAATGAGTGGCCTTTTACGGGAGAAGACCCTGGGTACCACGGCGCAATAGAAAGTCAAACATACCTAGCAAAACGATACAAGGAAATTATTGAATGTCATTCATAGATCATCAAAACAACGAAGGCGACGATATTAATTGGTTTGAAGATGATGGCACAAATATCGGCATGCTAAACGACAACGGACGTAATGCATTTTATAACAATGCTCTTAGGTTAGTTGCCAGTAATAGAACTGTGGTGGACATTGGTGCTGGTACAGGATACTTAACAGCACTAGCAATTAAACATGGTGCAAAACATGTTACAGCAGTTGAGGCTAGTCCTAAACGTTGTGCGTTCTTAAAAGGCATGATGGAAAAACTGGGGTATCAAGATAAAGTTACAATTATAAATGACAATTATCTTAAAACTGACATACACTCAGACATTGTGGTAAGTGAAACAATAGGCGCACATATATATAATGAAAACTGGTTACGTCTGTCTGAGCATGCTAGAACTAGATGTGAGTACATGATACCAGAAAAGTTTTCAATTAACATAGACTTGTATGAGAACCATCCTATCTGGACTACGTGCATGCAGGAAAGCATGGCGTTTAATTACAACGAAAACAATCATCCAGAATTTGCTGATGCTCTTAACGACAACATGCAACTGGAAGATAGGGGAGAACTTGCAAATACAATACCTAACCTGTTTTCACACTTGCATAACTTTGATGATCTGAGACTAAACAAAATCTGGCAGAGTCCGCCTGTGGTAATAGATCACATGGCGCCTATGGTTATCCCTGAAATTGTAATACCACATCATGTGTTTACTGCACTACCACAAAAACTACAAAGACTTAGCCCTGATGATTGGTTATTCTTAAACTTAAACTGGCATGCAACTTTTCAGACAGCAAGTATGTGGGTATCGGATACCATATGGCAAAATGTCTGCAAGTGCATTGCGCAACCTAAATCTGATTTAAGGATTTACTTTAGTGAGCAAAACAACAAATGGCTATTCCAAAATGTTTAGTAATGGTAGCACATCCAGATGACTGTGTCATACTGGCTGGTGGGTTTATACAAAAGTATAGCAATGACATAGACTTTGACATCTGCTATCTAACTTACCAAAAGCAAGACAGCAGAGCTCAGGAACTTACTAAGTTTTGGTCAGCAAGAAAAACAGCAACTAAGTTTTTAGGTTATGTAGATGACTATCGAGACATGGAACAGGGCATAAGTTTTAATACTTCCCAGGCTGAGTCAGACATAAACAGAGTAGTTGAGAACTATGACCTAGTGGTCACGCATGCCAAAGACGGAGACTATGGACATATACACCACAAGTTTGTGCATAACATAGTAGCAAAAAGTAATGTGCCTAAGGTTTACTTTGCTAACACAGAAGTGTATAATAATAAAATAGTAGAAAAGTCTTGGTATAGACTCGAAGAGATGCCTTTACACTGTGACGTTGTTAAAGACGAATGGAGTTACCTAACAGGTGAATACTACTACAATATAACAGAGGATGCAGGTCAAATAATATATGAGAATACTAACACTAGATAACACATCATTTGAAATGAACGCAATACCTGATGACGTAGGTGATTTGCGTTTCAGCGTATTGGACAACTCGGATCCTAAAGACCCAGACTATTTCTTTATCCCTCTGATCTTTATGGAGTCGTTCAACAGTCCAGCATTAGTATTAAATATTGGTGGCAATATTATAAAAATGCCAGTAGACTGGCAAATTTTAATTGGTGAGCCAGACTTGGGTGATTTAGAGGTAGTGCCTCTCACAAGTATTAATGACAGAGGGTTTAGTGCATACACATTTAATCCCATCAGCAGTTACAGACCAGAGTTTCATCCAATAGACATTGTGGATATATACCAAGATGTTAAATGGTACTTTCCTAAACTTAAACCTGGTCAGATGCTGGCTGTGCCTTTAAGTGAGGAAGACAAAAGTCTTTGTGCATATTTTGTTAAAGACATTAGCAGACAAAGTGAAGTTGTGGATTACAGTAAAGTATGGTAGACAAGTTATCTATTAAAAATGAAATGGCCATGGTTGATGGCAAGGTCAGAGACTTCTACGACGACCTTACTGAAGAAGAGCGTAAAAAGTTTAGCTCTTACTTAATATTAAAGTATACTGCCAATGTCTCAGGTAGTGTTGACCTTGCAGAGTACTATTTGCGTAAATGTAATGATGCACTAAACAGAGATTTCTTTGCCATTGGTAAACATCCCAAACTACAGTGGCTTTGTGCGTCTACAGTAAGTCCTGGCATGGGCAATACATATCACTACTGGATTAAGGCTCCTAAGAAAGGTGGCTCCAGTAGTAACAAAGAGCGTAAGTTTTTACAACAATTGTACCCCAACGCAAAAGAAGATGAGTTAGACATGTTAACTCTGCTGAACGACAAAGCAACTCTTAAAGCACATGCCAAAGAACTAGGCTGGTCTGACAAGGAGATTAAGGATGCCTTTAAGTAAAATAACACTGGATAAAGAGTACACTTTAAGTAACACCACAGTTAATGGAGAACATTTTTATCAGATAAAAAACTTTTTAGATCCCACACTTAAACAAAGCATGATTGCAGATGTAGACGCATTCAAGCAAGAGGGATCTGGAGAGTACGAAACTGTGTACGGTAATACTGATATGAACATGCATCAGGTTGCCAGATTTCAGACACCAACTTGGCAACATTATTTTAATACCATAACCGATGCTGTTTCAAAAGTTGCTGGTCAACGAGTAACTATACTTTCTTCTTGGTCTGCAACTGCCTATGAGTCTACTAGTTTAGTTAATTGGTGGCACAAGCACGATTCAGACTATGCTCTGGTTTACTATCTACAAAACTTTGACCCTGCTATGGGAACTGTATGGCGACCAGAGGAGGTAG